GTGTAACGTAATGACTAGTAGAGGGGTCCTTTTTATAAAAATTTTGCTCGAGCACCTAATTCGGGCGAACAGATGTTTGCTTTACACCCCCGACCCCCCTAGAAGTGTCAAGCGAACAAGTATTTGCTTTTTTCGGTCTTTAGGTATTACACGAACATTTGTTTGATAAGGGTTTAGACACGAACAAGTGTTTGCATTAAAAAAAGTTTTACAAATTGCTTTGCTTTGCTTGACATTATTAGTCATTTATGATAGAATATTAGATAAGGGGAGATAATAGGCTTGGCACTATATAAAAATAATAGTTAAATGTCTACATCGATAGAAAAAAGAGCATTTACTAATGTCTAGTAAACAAAAAGAAAGCCCCTTAATAACTAGGGAAGGAGGAAAAAAATGACATTACAAAATGAGCCGTTAAGTAATTTTAAATTGACACATATTTCAATGTTTAATGATGATATATGGTTTACTTTTATGAGTTGCAAAACATATTATAAAGAAGATGAATATACAAAGCAAAAAAGATTATGGGTAAATACTTATAGTTTACAATATAGCAACATTAAAGACTTAATACCATACGATAACGATGGCTCTTGGATTGTTGGTTTTCATAAGTGTCAAAATGATTTTCGACTTGATAACCTTGCTTATGATTTTAAGCAACAAACGAAAAAAGATTTAATCGACTATTTAGGCAAGGGAAGCCAAACAACAAGACAAGAAGACATCGACAAGTTATTCAAAATATAAGGTGCTGGGGGCACTAGCCCCCCACTAATTATAGGGGGTAAATATGAAGACTAAAGATTTACAAAAAATAATATGTATAATTTTAATATGGGTTAACCTTATTATATGGGTTATAAAATTAAATAATTAAGAAAGTGAGAGATAAAAAGATGAATTTTTATAGATATATAAATGAAAAAGATTTAAATAATTACGAAAAAGACAATAAAATATTGTCGTATGCTAATTTATTTTATGATAATGACAATATGATTTTATGTAATAATATCGTTGATGATTGGGAGTATTTAACACAAGAAAACGGCTTTAATGATAATGATGATTATGACGAGATTTTTCAATATTATATAATTGATGACAGCACAGCCGAAAGACTAAAAAATTACACCGATGAAATAATATACTATCATAATAAATTAGATTTATATATTTTAGGGGTCGCACATTTCGGCACTAATTGGCATTATGTTTATAGCGGTTTTGATTTAGTGGAAGATGAAGACAAGGGCTATTTTAAAGCAATAAAGCACGAAGAAGAAGAAACGGAAGACACCGAAGAAGATGACATATAAAATAATAATATATAGACTAATAATATTTAAGATAAAACAAGGAAAAAGAGAGATAACAAAGAAATATTTTCAACCTATTAAAACAATAAACAATATAAATTTTGAAGATTTAACCAATAAAATGTTAGAATATAAAACAATATACAAAGATAATTGTTATATATTCAGCACAATAAAACAAAATGATGTTGATTGGTATTTTAACAATCTAAACGAAAAAAGTAAAAAATATTATTATGAATATATGGGGCAATTACTAGACTAAGGAGACAATTTGATTGTCTCTCTTTTTTTATACACGAACATTTGTTTGTTTGTGTTTTTGGAAAGTCTAGTAAAAATTTAAGAGACATCTTCAATAACTGAGTGTCTCCTAAAAATTGAGAGACAAAAAAATAAGAGACTTGTTTATTAAAATCTTGTCTCTTAAAAACTCTAGTAATTATTTTTCAGTATATTCCAATAACTGAGATTGTTTTTCAAGTTCTATTTGTTCTCTTAATGCACTTATACTATCACTTGAGATTGTTTCAGTATTTTGTTCTTGATTAAAACGAACATCTGTTTGGTCTTTCATTCCATAATAGTTTTTAGCATAGAATATAAATGCAACGGGTGGGACTTCTCCACTCATAAAAGCATTTTCGTGATATGCTTGACAAGTTTGTATAGCAGTTTTTAGTATATCGGAACACTCATACACTTTTGGTGCATTTGCTATTGTATAAATCGTATCTTTATTGACACCTAAATAAAGACTTAAACTAGCAATAGTAGGAATTATATTATATTTATCACACAATTTAAAATAATCTTCTACATCATTTCTACACTCATCATAATCTTTGAAAATTTGCTGACTTTTATTTTTATGTCTTTCTTCTAATCTTTCAAAATTTCTACTAACAACTATTCTATTAAAACTCTTAACATTTTCTTGACTTAAATATTCACTCATTTTACTTTTTGATGAATTAGTAGGGTTTCCCCTATCAATTACCATTTGTTCTCTTTCTTCTTTAGTAGTCCTATATCTCATACTTTCTCTTGGCATAATATCACCTATTGGTATTTTATCATAAATATAATAAATAATCAATACTTATATCAATATATTGATTGTTTATTCATACAAACATTTGTTTGTTTTTCCATACTTTGTAAACAAGTAAACAGTAAACATAAATTTTTATAAATATATATATAAAATAATTATTTAATCTATCTATTTTTTTCTATATATACTATATATACTTTTTTATGTTTACAATGTTTACAATAGTATAAATATAGATATTATAAGGGTTTATGTATAAACAAAGTAGTAAACAAAGTTGTAAACTAGAACAATATTTTTATGTTTACTAGACTAATGATGATATGTTTTGAATAGTCTTGAAAAATGTGGGTAGACATCTACATTTTCAAAAAATTGCTTAAAATCGTAAACAAACACCACTTTTTGTTTAAAGATTGTTTACTTTTAAACATTATGTTTACTAAAAAAATAGTTAAAAAATATGATAGAAAAAAATGTTAAAAATTTTTTAAAAAAAATGATTAAAAATGGTTGACATCTACCATTTTTTATGTTATTATTAGATTACCAACACGAAAAAGTGGGTTTTATTTAAAACTTATTTGACTAGTGATGACAAGTAATAAAGAAAGTGAGATTGATTTAAAATGAGTATGGAAGAAAGAAACACAATAGCAACTTTATATAAGTTAGCACAAGGAAATGAAAAAAGTAGAGATTATGTTAATGGGTTAGTATATGAAAAGATACAAAGACTTAAAAGTGATATCTATAATTTACAAGAAATATTAAAACAATATGAAAGATTAGAAAAAGAGATAAAAGAAAGTAGGTAAATGAAATGAATATTAGAGAAGAAAAAATGTTATTCTATAATGATTTATTAGAATATCGTGTTAGCAAACAAGGGCAATTAGTTGATGAAATGTTTGGTTGTTTAGGAAGAGATATCGATATTGATATTAAAGAATTAGAGAAAGCAATAAATGATTACTATGTTGCAAGAAATAGTGGTAAATTACAATATTATAGTGATGATGAATTAGAGTATGCAAAAAAGCAAGATGAATATTTAGCAAGATTATATAAAGAACAAAATTAAGAAAGTAGGTTTAGAATTATGAAAGTGAAAGAAATAAAAGAATTTTTAAGATTTTTAGTGTATAGGGAATTAGAACAAGAATATCAATATCAAGAAAATGGGGGAGATATTGACAAAGAATATTTAGCAAAATTGATTATGTCTTATGGGTGGTTAATTAAAAATACTAGTTTACCAATAATTGAAAGCACAATTATAAATGATATGGTTGAGAAATATTTAAAGAATTAAAGAAAGTAGGTAAAGAAATATGGAAAATAATTATAATTTAATTAGGCTAACAAAAAGAGAAAAAGAAAAGATTGAAAGACAACTACAAGCATTTTGTTATAACTTTAATAAGGGAATAACAATATATAAAAGAATTGGTTATTATAAGGGAGATATAACTTATAAAATATATATTGGAAATATTAAGGAAGAAGAATTATATTTTAATGAGTATATCTATCAAGTAGAAAGCATAGAAGAAATTAAGGGGTGGTTATATGGTATGGTTCAAGCAAACAATGGTTATTTAAAAGCATTTAAGGGAGATGAAGAATAATGTATAAGTTAAAATATATAACTGATGAAATG